TCATTCATCGTTACTCCTCCTAATATGACACTCTGTTACAAGCTCTACTGGCCCCTCTGATAATAATTTATAGGTATCATTTACGTTTAGGACGAATTTTTGATTTTTTATAATTGATGATGTATTATCATTTAACTCTCGAGTCAACTTAATTAATTGATTTGTTCGATACATAGCCAGTCCAAAACTATCAATATCTTTAAACAATATTTCCTCCATTGGGGCAGATTCTTTTGAATCCATTTTTATTTGAATTTGTTGATAGAACACATCCATTGGATTTTGTATCCAGTCAATAAGTGTTTCCTCCTCTACAATATCCACCGGTTCAGGAGGCGGGGTTGATATAACATCTTCCTTTTCGTTTTCAAAAAATGCACGTGTCCTACTGTCAATAATTTCTTCTCTTAATTGGAATACCTGCTTAGGAGCTGAAAAATTCTTTGTAGCAAAACTAGCCAATATCTCTCTGTTTGCATCGTGAAGAGCGGTTTCTATCATTTCAGGTGATATAAATTCGCCTAATCCCTTTTGGCTTTCCCTTTGAAATTGGATTGCCATAGAAAAAATTTGAGTTGTTAAATCTAAAATATGACTAGTAATATCAAAAAAGTCATCATAATCATTCCTTGAAAAGTTTTTTCTGTTACTATTAAGAGTTTTTTGTGTTTTTTTAATAACCTTAATAATTCCTTCGGTCTGAAGACCTATATCTAGTACTTCCCGTCTGGATTTTTTTTGTAGTACTCTTTCTAAATAGCCTTTCCATACAGACAGCTCACGAAAACCAATCTTTTTAATAGATTCAGTTTCCTCTTCATCCATATTAAATTCATCTACAAAATCTGTAAGCATGACGGTTGTTTTAATCTGATCTTCAATAGAAAGGTTTTCTTTTGAAAACGCCATAAACATCGATGATAAAAAAGCTCGAACTTTACCTGGTACTTCATATTCAAATCCGTCAAATACAATCCAGCCTTTTTCAACAAGTTCTTTTATTACTCTATCACGCGTTTTTTTGCTCATGTAAATTAAAAACGTTTGCGCTTCTTCAATAGAAAACCTACCGGCTTCACTTGCTAATGTTTTTGCGCCTGCTAAAATAAGAGTGATCAATTTGGGATCACGTATTCGAAAAATCTCAAATAATTTTAAATGTTTTTCAATATTTTTGACCATTATGATATCTTTATGCGATAAATCATAATCGTTTTTACCCATTTCGATAGTATCATTATCAGGATGGGCCAAAGTATTTGCAGTAGTAATATTGTAGTCTGCCTCAGTAAACTCTTCCATATAAACACCTGAATAAATTTTTTATCTATTGAGTATTGCAAATTGAAGTAATAGAATTTATAACAAAATTATAGCTCTTTAGACTTTTATTAACAATATATAACTTTAATTTCATAATCCAACATTTAGAATATTATTTTAGAAACTTTACCAATACCTCCAGCGGTTAAAATGATACTAAATCAAATATCTCTCGATAATTATGGTACTACTAAAGATGATCTTTTTTTGGTACAGTGTTGTCTGTTGAGTAAAAATATTTTATTTTAATATTAAATGTTTAACCTCAGACCCATCTTTGAAAGTAAAAACTAATTCATGTTGTTGTAGGACAGTTACAGATTCAACTGTAGTATTCCAAAGAAGTTCATTAAACTCTTCTAATAGGTTATCAGTTTTTTTCAGAGTATTTATAAAATCCATTAACTTTTCAGATTTGATGCTGTTGTTAAAAATATGATCATTAATCTTATCTAGGCGTATTTTAGTATCTTCGTACCCGCTAACCAATTCATCGTAGGCCATTTGATAGTTCTCCTGATTAAGGGCAGAACGCGTATTTTTCTCAATACTTTTACGAATCATCTCCAGTAATATATCATTATCCCTTTGAAGTTCAGCCCGTTTAGCTTCCAACTCTGTTGTATCCGTAAGACTATTTATAATCGTTTTATATTCATTCAGAATTTCATTTTTGTTTTCAATGAGATCGTTGAATACTTCTATAAAAGCGCGTTTAATTGTTTCATCATCCAGGTGAGGTGTCCTACATTTTTCTTGATTCTTAAACTTTCCGTTGCATTGCCAAATCATACGGCGATACTTACTTGTGGAATGCCAAACCTTACTGCCATAAAAACATCCACATTCTCCACAAATAATTCTCCCGGAAAAACAGCTTACATGGCAGGTGTAGCCAATATTTTTCCACTTTTTAAGCTCATGCTGAACCAAATCGAATACCTCTGAAGATATAATAGCAGGATGGCTGTTCTCAACATAATATTGAGGAACCTCACCCTCATTTGGCTTCATTTTTTTCGTTAAAAAGTCCACTGTGAAAGTCTTTTGAAGGACCGCATCGCCCTTGTACTTTTCATTGGTTAAAATGCTCTGAACCGTACTGCTCTGCCATTTTTCCTTTCCTGCTGGAGTAGGGATTTTTTGATTTGTCAGGTATTGTGCAATCCCGGGAATGGTATTCCCCTCCAGAAACATTTTATAAATAAGCCTTACCACTTTAGCCTGTTCTTCTACTATTTGCGGAGAACCGTTCGCTCCTTTTTCATAACCCAGAAATCGCTTATACGGCAGGCTTACTTTTCCATCCGCAAAACGCTTCCTCTGGCCCCAGGTAACGTTTTCACTGATCGACCGGGATTCCTCTTGCGCTAGGGACGACATAATCGTGATAAGCAGTTCCCCTTTGCTGTCAAGGGTATATATGTTTTCCTTCTCAAAGTAAACTTCAACACCCTTTTCTTTGAGTTGGCGGACGGTTATCAGGGTATCTACTGTATTACGCGCAAACCTTGATACTGATTTTGTCAGAATCAAATCAATTTTGCCATCAAGCGCATCCACTATCATTCGCTTAAAGCCTTCCCGTTTTTTAGTATTGGTTGCAGATATTCCCTCATCCGTATAGATTCCGGCGAATTCCCAATCTGCATTGCTCTGTATATGACGGGTATAGTAATCAACCTGGGCTTCATAGCTTGAAAGCTGTTCCTCATTTTCGGTAGAAACCCTGGCATATGCAGCAACTCGCTTTTTTGCCTTAACATCTGGAACATTTAATGATACGTGGGCTACAGTGGGCTGGATGACTGTTACTGATCTTGCTTTGGGCATTGAACGCACCTCCTTTGAAATTCTCTGGCTTTTTCCTTATGCTTTTTATTTTCTGTCCTACTTTTTTTACGGGGCTTGTCAATCCATACCTTTTCAACCCCGTGACCATCTTGAAATACATAAACCATTTTATTAAATCCCGGCACCCACATTTCTTTGATTTGCGACTTAAAAACCATCTTATCAAATTCCGAGATGCCCAAAACTTCCGCGGTCATTGCGAATAAAATATCCTCTGGAATCTGCTTACAATGACAGGCGGTCTTTCCTAAACGAAGATATGTTGGGCAATTCCAGGCTACACGCCCATGTGAAGTTACCCTTTTGTAGTTTTTTCCGCACTGCGGGCAACGAATAATACCTGAAAACGGATATCTATTAGTCACGATTTTTTCAACATTGGCCTTTTTTCTTCTTCCCGTCATTATATCCTGAGCTTTTTTAAAAGTAGCTTCATCAATTATTCCAACGTGTGTGCCTTCGGCAAAATATTGGGGCAGAATTCCTTTATTCCACTTTAGTTTTTTAGACAGATGATCCGCTACATATTTCTTTTGTAATAACGCATTTCCAGAATATTTTTCATTCTTTAAAATATCACGTACACGCTTTGCGGACCACTCTGCGTTTTTGTATGGTTTGGCACCAATTTTCCGAAGTTTCTTGGCAATTAAATCGCAGCCCAGACCGTTAATATAATCATTGAATATAATTCGAACAATTTCTGCCTGCTCTGAATTTACTGTAATTTCGCCCTTTTTTATACAAAATCCGTACATAAAACGCAAGTTAACAATTTCTCCATCTTTAAACCGCTTTCTGATACGCCATTTAATATTTTCGCTTACTGACCGGCTTTCTTCCTGAGCAAAAGAAGAGAGGATGGTAAGCATTAGCTCGCCATCCCCGTTTAGACTGTGAATATTCTCTTTTTCAAAATAGACGTCTATGTTCAGAAGCTTCAATTCCCGCACGGTTTCAAGCATGGTTAGTGTATTTCGGGCAAATCGCGAGATGGATTTTGTTATTATAAGATCTATCTTTCCATCCCTGCAACCCGAAAGTAACCTCTGAAACTCAGCCCTATTATCCTTGGTGCCGGTACAGGCTTCGTCCGCAAATACCCCGGCGAATTCCCACTTGCGGTTCTTTTGAATATAATCGTTATAGTAGCTGACTTGCATTGAAAGGGAATGGAGCATCGCGTCCTTATCGCTGGATACCCTGGCATATGCCGCAACTCGCTTTCTCGTGGGTAACACGGGGGGTGCTTCAATTTTTCTTATGTGTTTAGTCATCCTATGCCCTCCTTGCAGCGTACATGTTACCTCTATAATTGATACAAAGCAACGATATTAACCGCATAAACCGCCGTACACTGGGCGGTATTTCGCAATGAAAACTTGCTTAATTCCATGATATTCTTCTTTAGATATCAGACCCCTCCCAAGCATTTTCTTTGCAATCAGTATAGCCAGACGATAATTCTTTTCCCGTTTAAACTGCTCTTTTGTCAGAACCTTCACCGCCTTTAAATCTGTCCTTAATAAAACAGGAATGCCCGCAGTACTTTCTGTTGCTGTTTCCGTAGCTCTTAAATTCCTTACCACAACAGATGCAAGTGAAGCGATAAATTGCCTTTCTATTTAAGCTGAAGTTGTTTTTCTTCCACCATGTGCGCCGACATACATCAGAGCAGAACTTCCGTGGTTTTTGTTTTGGGACCACAACCAGCCTTTTTCCGCATTCCTGGCAATATTCTGTTTTGCTATCCATTGACTTTTTTAAAGGTGCTTGCCTTACACCGCCTAAATTGTTTCTCCTGCAAAATGATTTTATTGTATTTTCTGATATACCCAATGCGGATGCTATGGCTGTATAACCAAGTCCCCTGATTCTCATTTTGCGAACCATTTCTTTTTCGTTTAAGCTCATTATGCCTCCTATAAAATGTTCAGAGCATTAAATTCCGGATTCTTTAACCTGCAGGCACTTTATTGCTTCCGGGAGAACCAGCCTTGCATCCACACGCTGGGATGCCAGAAAACCAACTTGGCCTTTGGTTGCATAAAGTTCATTCAGACGTTTGATGCTTCTGTTCTGCCTGTCGGCTATCAGAAAATAGTTAAAATCACCAAACAGTACAGGTTTGTTTCCTGCTGCTACAAAGGGCATCGAATCGCAGATCTCTACGGGGCGGCCCAGAAGTAAGTTTGGAACACCATTTTGGAGAGATGGTTGCCAGATGTTTTTACCTTGTGCTGTTTTTATTTTATATAAAAACCGCTCGGTATCACTCCCCATTACCCACGTGGCATTCTTACGATAAGCTTGTTTTATACTATGATACAGATCGATCAGATCATCGATTACTAGGGTACCGATATCATTGGTAACAGTTCCTACCGGAGCACTTCTAAGTATACCTAACGGCTTTTGTACGCCATCGCCATTCGCAAATGCCTCCTCCTCTAATTCACCGATGCGCTCAGCAAACTGTTTATAAATGAATCCCTCCAAGTCAAACGCTAAATCCTCCAGCAGTTCATCCGATACCTTCACCAGCGTTGCAGCCTTGTATGCTGATAACGCTACCTGTCCGAAAGTATCGTCCGAATCGCCAATAGGTTCCAGTTCATCTATCCAGGATGCTTCTCCTTTGGAGAGCACTACAGGTATTTTCCGGTCATGAGTGGTTTGAATAGTCCGGCCCAATTTTCTAAATTACATTTTCAGTTTTGAGGCCTTCAACAAGTTTACTTTCAAACTGATCCGGAACAAGAACACCGCCGCTTCCGTCCAGGCCTTCTTTCAAAGCATTTTTAGGTTCAATGCCCCGCATTACATTCCAGAATGTTTTCTTATACCTGTTTCTCTCCAGCTCATTTCTCTCCTGTTTTCTAGAGCTAATACCTAAAATCTGCTCATCCAAAATACGCCGCTTCTCGAGTATCTCCATATTCTTCTTTTCAATTGTACAAATCATGTATTTTCCTCCTGTTGCATTTGTTTTTTTAGGGTATAAAAAAACGATCTTTCGATCGCCACAAGTTATATATGTATGATTTTCTTTAATACCCCGTTTGAATTCGCGTTTTTATGCGCGTGACCCTCGCACCGTTCCCCAGTGATTTTACGTAGAGATTTGACCGCCCCCTATCCAGTTCAACGTATTCCCTCGGGTAAATTGTAATGGCTTTTTACTTTTTAATCTGATTTGTTTAACACAGATGCCCTCCTTTCAAACCGTGATTAAATAAAGCTTTTTCAATACTTGTAGCAGCATGTAGCAGGTAAAAACTAAATTCTCTATACGAGAGCGTTTTTAAAATAACCTATTTTACTTGCTACAACCTGCTACATTGTGTTTAACGCAGAAAATCATCGTATTCATCGATCAGCTTGTAACCAATTAAAAGCGTAGTAGCACCACCCCCACCGCGTGGTCTCTTGTGTTCAACACGGGCAATGGCAGAGAGTGCCTGTTTGAAGTTGCGCATGTTTTCGGAATAGCAACCGTTTGCGTTGCACCAGCGCTGGTACCTTGTATAGACCTCCGAAGTGCGCTCTTCACTATTGGGGCTGGCTTCCAAAGCATCTTCAATAAACAATGCAAGCTTATCGCTGTCATGCCTGTAAGCCTCTGTAGCGGCTTTAACAGCGTCAGGCTGCTGCAACCCTTCTTTTTCTAAAAACTTATACCCTTCGATTAACCAGTTCAATATTGCACTCTGGCAATGAGGTTTTGAGAATTCCCGCTTTAAAGTTTTATCCTGCTCAGCCTCATCAAAATGCCTCTCGAAAGGTATGATCACTACCCTGCCGCTGGTGAACAGGGTCATGTCGTTTATCACAGGCAAATAGTTTGTGTTTATATATAACTTGAATTGCGGAGAAAAATCGAACGAGTTTTCATGCAAAAACCTTGCGTTGATACTGTCCCCGCCAGTCATACTTTTAACCTGCGCTGCGTTAAGGACAAGTCCCCGGCTCGGCTCACTGATATTAACGAACCGCACACCCGCCAGCCTTGCAATATCTTCGCTTGGGCTTGAGCTATTGTTATTTATTTTTAAACTGATCGTTTCAGGCCTGGCTGTACAACCGTAGGTTCCATAAACCCTCATTGCGCTTTCACAGAGAGTACCCTTGCCGTTTCGTGTTTCTGGACCATAGCACACAAAAAGGCACTCGTAACTGGAATCGCCGCTGATCCCATATCCGAAGGACTTTTGCAGAAACCTTGCTTTCTCGTTATCATTGCTCATAATTTCTCTGATAAATACTTCCCAGCGTTCACTTCGCGCTTCCGGATCATACGTAACATGAGATATTTTTGCAAGCTTGTCCTCGCTGCTGTGGGGCTTAAATTCCATGGTTTTCAAAAATAGGGTGCCGTTTGCACAGTTAAATACATACGGATCTCGGTCAAATTCCGCCATGGAAATTGGGTAGACACTTTGAGCATCTTTAAGCACCGTTTCCCTATTTCGGCGAACCTGCCATTTGCGGCAGTAATCGATGTATTGATTCCGCAGGCGCTCATCATTAATATTCAGAGCGTAAACTAGCAATTCATCTGCCAGGGATTTACATAGCTCCATAGCTTTCAGGTTGCTTATATCTGGACGCCATATCCCCTTTTCATAACAGAACCACATTTTTCTTTCAGGAACATAACGCGCAACCGGTTTAAAATAATCCGCGTATAGCCTGCTCGCCCCGATATCTGTCCAGGGGTAACGGTCATTCTTCTCCGGACATAATTCTTTTAGAGAAAGTTGGCCTGGTTTAAAATCCTCAATGGGCGATGAGCGAATGCCTCCCGGACTATAGAACTCCATCGTGCCCGTCAAGGCTTTCTGTATCGTCAGCATTCCATAGGTACTGCCGGATTGCGGTCTGTCCCATTTGTCACGGTACAAACCGCTTTGACGGAATAACCTATCAATCTGGGCAGTATCTCCTCCACACCAGAAAGCCAGTGAGGAGCATAAGGCCAAATCAGCTTCGCTCTGGGATGCATACCCTGCAATTCTGCCATCCCATAAGGCTTTGAATTTTTCTCCGTTTAATGCAGTCGAAGCCTTCTCAACCACTGATTTATCTGATAAAAACGAACGGCTTTCAGCAATAGACTTCTCATTCCGAACAGGCATGGGGCGCTGCATATACTTATCCAGCATGGCCATTAGGGTGTCGGCCTTCTCCAAAACCTCTCCCTTTCGGTATATGTTGCCAGTCAGGGTAACGAACCGGTTTGTTGCTCCGGCCACGTAGACCTCCATGCCAATTTTCCTATTGTTGATATAATATTTTTCTTTGTCGTATGAGAAGCCACTCGCCATGGAGATAATTCGCAGGCCTTTGCCGGATGGGCTTAGTTCCATATAACAGCCGGTGAACATATCTACTATGTTCTGTGCACAAGGCTTTAGAGCGCCCGTTTCATCAAAACAATCATCCAGATCAATAGCCCAGATGTCGTCCTTGACCAGAATCCCAATGCCATCATACTTATCCAAAGCGCTGATCGCTGTCTTAAAATCTCTGAACGTTTTGGAATTATTTGTAGCAGCCCGTTTTCCGGTCAAAGGGTCATAAGGCACTTTGGTTTTTCTGCCTTGCCGCATTTCATATTTCCAGCAGCAGAAATGCGCCTGGCTTCGAAGCAACTGTGGTAGGCTATCATATTGCATCTTTGGCTTTCCGATCTTTAATTATTATGATTGCATCTGTAATCTCTTTTTCCCTTTCTTCAGTCAGTTTCGTTCGAAGACGCCGGGTGAGAGTTGCTTCTGATATTTTCAGATAATCTGCAATTTCCCATAGTGCAACTCCGCTGCCCTTGGCCATTAACCTTAGCCTCTGATTTTTCATGCTTATTTTCCTCCTTATTTTAAGATGATTGATTAATCATCTAGTTTGGGCAAATAAAAAAGCCCTCACGGGATTTCCGTAAAGAGCTTTCTTGGAACTTCTGTCTATTATAATGTTATCACATTTTATTAATAAACTTTTATGAACTTAGTTATTATTTTATGAAAATAGCTATCCTCTTTTAATATTATTTTTTAGAAATAACCCTCTGGTCAGTAAATTCCACGATGAAGTCTTTACTTTCATGAAACTCCTCCTCTACAATTTTTCATTAGAAGCTTTTGCGGAATTCCCGTAAAGAGCTTTCTTTGGATTTTTCTCAATTATAATATTATCATATTTTAAGACTCTCATGTGCTATCATTTACTCTCATTTTTTTAAAAAATATAAAATATTATAAAGAAAACAAATTACCATTATCATCCATGCCCAAAGGAAAACTACAACGTTTAAGCCAAACATCCGTTGCAAGTTCAGGGATAGGATCAGTGGCTAAACACTCGCTAAATCTCTTCCTGACATGGTCAATCAATTGATCATCAATATTAATTTTCATGTTAATAAAAAAGTCCCAGTGTTTTTCTGGTAAATGGAGTAGAGTAATCTGAGTTTTATCTTTTTGACTGTAAATATCCAGAACCTTAAAATGAGAATCTTTTTGCATAATTCATAATTTTACCTAAACTATTGGCTTAATCGCCATACAAATGAACACATATGATCTCATCAAATATATTAAGTTTTTCACGCCACTGCTGCGTTCTTATTAATACCTTCAATAGCGCTTCTAATCCCCATAAACACAGCGGCATTGTCAAACACTTCGCTGACACCTCCCAGATCGCTAAACGGGCTTTCTCGCAGTATGGAAAGGTTTTTCATCATACCGTTTTTCACAATATAGTTGATAATCAGCTTGATAAAGTGAATCTGGTCCGGGTTCAAGCTGACGTCGTTTAAAAAGCTGGAAAAGGCGTCGTTCGCCGCTTGCATAGAGAGGCCCACAATCGACCGCACAAGCTCACCCAGTGGTGTATCGCCGTACTCATTCTGATAATCCTGTCTGGTACCAAGCTCATTCCAGAGGATGTGCTCCAGCTCCTTAACATCGTTTTTATTAAGCGGAATATTGCCTTTCAGCTTTGCAATGGCCGGGTTGTCCTGGTGCTGCTGAATATAAAAATTGACTTTCTTTTTATAGTTGGCAAGGTCTTCATTCTCCAGATTGGATTCATGCCATTCTGTGGATAGTACATCATCTGAGAAGTTGGTATCATAGTTCTCACGGCTTTCTTTTTCTATAAACTTTATAAGATCGCGCAGTTCCGTGCGAATCTTTTCAAACTCATTTATTCCCGCTGCATCCAGATAGCCGGTATGCAGTATTTCGTTGATAAACTCTCCTTTTGCACCCACCGCCGGAATGGTTGCGTACTCTGCCAGGCTATTTACCTTTCCGATTAAATCGCTCCGTGCCCTGTTGTTTGTTTTACCCACCAGATAGGCCAGCTCTATCTGATAAAGCAAAGCGTCAAACCGCACGGCGGAAATATCGTCTTCTTCCGGACTTACAAGAGGCGCAATATGCTCTGCAATCTGCAAAGTATTTTCATAGCTTAGCGCATTGAATGATTCTGTTGCGCAAAACTGGTCTATTACCCTTAAATGCTGCCTTACTGCAAAATGTTCGCGGTTCAGACCCTGTATTTTGTCCTGAATTTCATTTACAAGAGATTTGCGGAATGCAATTAAATCCTCCGTCTGAAATGCCAGGTCTTGCAGTTTGAATATAATTTCCACCTTTAAATTGAATATCCGCTCCTGTATGGTTGTTGTCGCGGCCGCTTCCCGGCCTTTGCCGTTTACGCGAAAAAACTCAAAGTTGTTGCAGAAATCGAATATATAAAATCCTTTTTTATCTTCGCCGTCCATCAGCCCCGTGCAAAGCCGCGTTCCCCTGCCAATCATCTGCCAGAACTTTGATTTGCTCATTACTTTCTTAAAGAAAACAAGGTTTAATATTTCGGGTACGTCTATGCCCGTGTCCAGCATGTCCACCGAAATGGCAATCTGCGGCAGTTTTTCAGGATTAGAAAAATCGTCTATAATGGACTGCGCATAATTAGTGTAGTTGTCTATCACGCGGCAGTAATGCGGCGGGTAATGCGGGTATTGCTCGCCCCATACTTCCAGAATCTTTTCCGCATGTTTGTGGCTCTTGGCGAATAGCACGGTTTTGCCTATTTTATTGCCATAGTCCACCTTATACCCGCTGGTCATCAGAATATCCAGCACCTGCCGGATGGTATCGCGGTTAAATATCCATTCGTTCAGCGCGCTGCTTTCAATACGCTCGGGTATATTGCCGTCTTCGTCTGCAAAAGTGTTTTCGTATTCCTCTTTTTCCTCTGCCGAAAGCTGGTCGTAGGTAATCCCGTCGTACATGAATTTAAGTTTTGTTTCAATGGATACGTAATCCACCAGGTATTTATCTTCCACAGCTTGCGCAAGCTCATATCCGTAAGTTGGCACGCCGCTCTCCAGGTCAAATATTTCATAGGTGTTTTTATCAATCTCCGCTTTTGGGGTTGCGGTTAATCCAACCAGCAGCGCGTCAAAATAGGTGAATATGTCTTTGTATTTGTTGTATATGCTGCGGTGCGCCTCGTCCACAATAATCAGATCAAAATGCCCGCAGGTAAACAGCTTTTTGCCGTCCTCGCCTTTGGTTTCGTCTATGCAGTTCATCATTGTCTGATAAGTAGAGAACACCGCGCGGGCGCATGCTTCCTCTTTGTTTTCCACCAGATTGCACAGGGACAAATTGGGCAGCAGGGAATGAAAGCTCCGCTTGGCTTGCGTTACCAGCGAATTTCTGTCCGCCAGAAAAAGCATATTTTTAACCCAGCCGTGCCGCATCAGTACATCAGCAAGGGAAATAACTACGCGCGTTTTTCCGCTGCCGGTTGCCATCACCAGCAGCGCTTTGCGGCGGTTCCGCTCGTCCAGAGCATGGCACACGGCTTTTATGGCTTCCTTCTGGTAATAGCGATTGGTTATCTGATCGTTTATTTTTATATTGGCAAGGCTCTGGCTGAAACGCATCTTGTTGAATTCCTGTTCCAGGTCGCGCTTGGAATAAATGCCGCTAACCGGCCGTTCCGGATAGTATTTATCGCTCCATATTTTTGTTTCATACCCGTTGGTCAGGAAGATGATTGGGCGCTGGCAAAATTTCTTTTCCAAAAAATCTGCATACAGCTTGGCTTGCTGCCTGCCCTTTTCCACGCCCACGCTGGTGCGCTTGGCCTCTATCACAGCAAGCGGTTTGCCGTCGTCCCCCAGCAGCACATAATCCGCCGCGCCAAAGCCGCTTTTATTAGGCATCTCGTCTATGGGGTATTCGTCCAGCCAGTTTTTGTTTCGCTCCCATCCGGCGTCCATCAGCATTACGTCAATATAGGCCCGCCTCGTTTGCGCCTCCGTGGGGTCAATTGGCTCGGCGGTATAAGTTTTCTCCCTCTCTTGCCTGCGCTCCGTAAGCTGCGCCTTTAATGCTTCGTTCTCTTTTTGAAGGGCTTCAAAATCCAGCTGCGGCTGCACCGGCGGCGAGGGCGCGGCTTCTTTTGCCTCCAGAAGTTCTTCACTGTAGATGGTTTCCGTGTATTTTTCAGCATAGCAGTAGGCTATAAAATCCATAAAGCTGTGCAGGTTTTTTAATGCCAGCACCGCCTGGTCGCGGCTGATGCTGCCGGAGCCGTGCGCCGCGGCGTTCCCCAGCTTGCGGATATAATGTATTTTTGTAAGCAGCACGGAATCCACAACATCCCGGAACTCGTCCGTAGCTATGAGCGAAGCTAGGTTATCGTCCCAGGGCAGTTTTAAAGCGGAATCCGCAGAATAAAGCCATTTTACCCCAAACTCCAGCGCCATGCGGCAGGAGGTTGCGCAAAGGGCAAAATCAATCCCAAACGTGCGTTCCGCATTCACCGCGGACTGTGCGAATGGTTTGAATTTTGGCTCGTTCAGTAAAAAATCAAAATTGGTTTGCATGGATAACAAAACTCCTTTGACCCGCTATGCGGTAAACAGCTCCACGCTGACTTTAAGAAATATTATACCATAATATTCCTTGACTTTCTATAAAATTACTTTTTAAGTCTTTCTATAAGATAAATTTCGATTTGTCGACTTGGCAGACGAAGTCGGCGAAGGCTTTCTGGAGCGGGAGGGGCGGAACCATTTGCCTATAGCCTTTCATAATTCCAGTATTGAGATTAGGTTGAGTTCCTTCCGGTGCAAGCCTGCGGAAGTAGCTAGTACAGTGGTTAAGGGATTTCAATAGAAATACCTTATCTAACCGCTCATCAATATTCTCAAACGAAAGCCAACCATCGTGTATACAGCCATCGAATGTAATAATTCTGGCAAAGCCTAACGACACACCGCAATTTGCGAAAATTAGGCTTTCTGACTTCACGCGTCTACTCTTTTTCACGCCCGCTTCGATGATGTGTTCTTTCGTGGATCGAAGGTAAACATCATCACCGGTTGTTGCATCACCAATTTTTATCCACGGCACAGTACCTCCAAGGTATTGCTCTATTGGCCTTGGTGAACCTCCACGGCTAATATCGCACAACTCTCCAAGCTGCCTCATTTCCCACCCCATCGGATTCGTCACAGGGTCACCAAACATCTCGACAAACCGGGACTTGACCATCAAATCCAACTTATTAATTTGCTTTTTGCGTAAAACCAGCAAATCAGTTGTTTTATCTAAAACATCAGCTATTTTACTTTGCTTTTCGAGTGCTGGAAGCGGCATTTCAACTTTAAGTAGGTTAGCTTTTGTCAAGCTCGGAATCGTTACAGTAGTGTTTAGCTTTTCAAAATTGAAACTCTTGCAGAAATAAAATAAGTATTTGGGCAGAAGTATTTCTTTGTTTGGCACTAGCCCAAATGCGGTGTCAACATTCCAAAATGGCTCCGCAACAAAAATAGGGTTATTTATACTTCCTTTTCTGCCGATAACAACTGTATTTGCATCACAGATAAAACAGTCAGCATAGCCCATTATGCCACCGCTACCGTAAATTGGGTATTTACCGTTTGGGTTTTCAACTTGGCGATGATTCCGTCCGTTTTTTATTTCAAGAACCTCTGAAAATGTTGCGCTCACGCCGCCACCTCCAGTCTTTGCAGACCTTTGGCGACAAACCGGGATTTGAAATCAGCCAATATACTTTCGGTGAGACAACTTTACGTTGTTCTGGCTCACCATCGCGTATTGCAATGTAGTGTCAATTTTTTGATGCCCAAGGAGCTGCTGGACCTGCTCAATCGGCATTCCTTTATCAATCGCTCGTGTTGCCAGTGTTCGCCTAAATTTATGTGGGTGTACTTTTGGAATATTTAACTGCCAACCCAGTTTGCGAAGCCGAATCTCTACACCGCTTATTTCTAAACGACTATGAGGTTTATTCAAAGAAACAAACAGCGCTGGATTTTTGTCCGTCCGGTTAGCCAGATAACTTTGTAGATGTATTTTTGCCCGTGCGTCAAAATAAACAGGTCGCTCTTTTGCGCCTTTACCAAACACCACACATTCACGATTTTCAAAATTAATATGGTCACGGTTGAGCTTTACAAGCTCGCCGACGCGCATTCCGGTAGATGCAAGGAGGTCGATTATTGCCAAATCACGCAAAGAACCGCAGTGATCGCGCATTAGCTCCAGAGCCTCATCGGTATAGGTGTCCTTTACTGTATGCCCTGCTTTGACTTTATGGATACGCCTCACAGGGCTCTTGAGAATATGATTCTCGTCCTCCAACCATGAGAAAAAGCTGGATAAAATGCGGCGGATATTATCCAGAGTCACTTTTCCAGCACAGCTTTTGCTTTGGTAATCCGCGAGATATTGCCGCAAATCATCAGTTGTAATGTGCTTTACGGATTTTGTGGTCTTGGTCAGCATATTCTGAATTGTGGAACGGTAATACTTTAAAGATTTTTCGGAGCAGCCCTCCACGCGCTTGGATGAGAGAAAGGATTCCAGCATATTTATACTTCTTGTTTCTTCCTCTTCCGAAGCGGAGCTGACGGCGTTTTCTGTAACAGTTACAGCGTAAAGGCAATGAGTCAGTACTTTATGAAGATGCTCCATTTGAGCGTTATCAAGTACGGCAACCATGCCCTGTTCGATAGCTGCGATTAAATTTTCTTTCAT